GAACAATTTGCTCAATCATTTGAGCAATAGACATAACTGCTCGTTCAAGGTACATATCACTCAGATTTTTGAAACTCTTGCTCGCTTCACCGTCACGAATACGGAATGATGTATGAAGGTGCTGATTTAAGAAAACAGGCACGTTAGTTGCGGTCGCGTTCTGAACAGTAACATCATCGGCATCAGTCTTGCGCTTACCAACAAAACTGGCTGGCCTATGCGCATTGACAACATCACCAAATGATGCGATTGCGTCCTCGAAATCCCTGTGAACAAGTTGTGCAACAATAAGGTTACGATCCAGAACACGCAGAGCTTCCTGCGCCCATAATTCTGGTATTAAAGCATCGTTATCATTGGTCTCGTATACTGGCTGCCAAATCTTGCCAAATCTATTCATTTCGCATCCAATCCGTTTTTCTTACGCCATTCCTGGAAGGCAGCAGGTGACAGAGTTTTTGCAGCTTGCGCCGCTGTCATTGCAGCACCCTTGTTACCACCGCCCCTATTGGTTCCACCGATACCACCTGAACCTTTACCTTTAAATAAATTCAGGTATTCATCCATCTCAGACATCCTCTTGACTGCCTCAGCAGGGGTCAGTTCAAGAGTGACCGGCTTACCCTCCTTGGTATCATTAAAAGTCACCTTAGGAGTATACTCACCTGTTGGCTTCCCCTCAGTATCAAGAGCTTCCACCAGACGAGTCTGACCTTGTAATATTGCCACAATCTGCGAGGGGACAAACGCATCATGTGACGCTGAGGCATCTACAATAGAACGTCGTATAGTCTCGCCTGAGAAACGATTCTTCCAATTGTCACGTTCATTAGTAGCAAGATCCAACTTATTCTGTAAATCAGTCCGTAATTTTTCTGTTTCTTCCTTCTTTAGTTCTTCCGCTGTCATAAGTTGCTTACGCATTTCTGACATTCGTGTTTCATGCTGATCGCGTTCTGCAGCAGTTAAAGTAGCCTTTGCCTTAATAGCATCCATTTCACCCATGAGTTTTGTTTGCTGTTCCTTGTGCTTACGCCTATCGTCAGCCAACATGCGATTTACATCATCCTGTGTGAATGTTTTGTTATCATCTCCTTTTGCTTTTGCGGCTGCGGCTGCGGCTGCGGCTGCGGCTGCGGCTGCGGCTGCGGCTGCAGGATCATCATCACCTTCATACACAGGTTTCCAACACTTAATAATGTACATCTTTACCTCCTATGACACCCTATGCAAGTCAACGGTTTGTGCATTCCGCAAATAAGGCTTCAAGAATCTCCAAGCTATACTACTTGGGATTCCGGCCACGGTATGCTCTGGGGCCCGTTCACCATCATAGGTAGATCGAATTACCCCATACACCATAGACTTCATTCTTAAGTTTTCGAATTCCATTTCTGGATCAACACCATCAAGTAATGCAAGAGTTACTTCTGCACAGGCATTTTTGACATCCTGTGGTACTGTTGTGTCCTCTCCACGTGGGAATTGAAGTTCCTGGCCAGCGTCAGCTTTCTCCCCTCTAAAATTAAGCCGATCAATTATACTGGTTGACATAGCTAAGGCTTTCGTTTTTTCGGCATCAATAGCATTATCCCAAGGATCAGTATTAAGACGATTATCAAAATATGCTTGCGCTTCTACTGTAGTTGCATAAGTACCCATTATTTACCTCCTCCGCGCGTCTTATCACTTGGGACACCATCTTTATCGGTTTGTCGTGATTTCTCTTTTTCTTCGGCTGGATTAGGGTCAGAGTCAAGATCAACAGTGCCACGTGCTGCTGGATTACTTTGAGCAGCATTTATACGAGCGAGTCTTTCAGCATGTTCTTTCTTAGCTTTTTCTACATCATCTTTTGGATATAGTCTAGCTTGGCTCGCTGTTTCTACAGACACAAGTCCATTCTCTATATCCATATTTATAACTTCTGGATCAGTAACTATAACTTTTGAGGCATCAATTTCATCACGAATTTCCTGGAGTTTTTCATCTGTAACTCTATGGCCCAAAGTTATTTCTGCTATTTCTTTGGCTACTTCACGTTGATACATTGCCGATGGTAACATCGGTAGTAGTTTTAATAAATCATCAGCTTCTTTACGGCGTGATTCTTCTGTTCTAAGACTATAATTTTGCGGATATGATATAGATGGATCTGTTTTTTCATGCTCATACATACCCCAAATTTGTTGAAGTTGACGTTCGCCATACTCTAATTCTAATCCAATATAGGACAAACCAGCTTCAAGACCTTTTTGATCTTCGCGCTTACTTTCAGCAGATGCACGTGATGGTCGTAATGTGCTAACAGCAAGATTAACGAGTTGTAATATCTCACGTTTGATTTGTTCTTGCTTCTCCATGCTTGCTGTTAAGGGAGCAATAGGCGGAGCAATGAAAGCAGGTGCGCCAAGTCCTTTCGGATATCGTCTACCTTGTGCAACGCCAACACGCACAGCAAGATTTTTGGCTATTGCAGCATCCTGAGCCTCACCCGCTGTACCTTCGCCTAATGCATCCACATTATCATCTGGTATATCATCAATAGCTTGTCTAACAAAAGTTTGCTCAGCTAAAGGATCATATTGTTCTGTATAAAATGGAAAGTTACCTTTAAGTGCATAATTCATATCGGATGAAGCCAAATTTAAAAGTGCAATTTGATGATCTGCAATATCTGTTAAAAGACTGTGTGACAATTCAAATAGTACGAATGGAATTTCCATAAGATTTAATTGAATTATTTGAACACTGAGACCATCGCGATCAAAAAATGCAAGTTCTACACCATCTGCATTTTTCTTAAGCAAACGGTATCGTCTATTAACTCCAACAACAAGACCTGTATCTGGATCAATATCATCAATTGTATCACATAATAATAAGGACATTAATGTCTGTGTATCTGGATCAATAGCCCAACTACGAATATCTTCGGCTGCATACGTATAAAGATAAGGCGCTCTAGACTGTACATCAGCTTTTGAAGGTTGCTCAGGCAAAGGATGTCGATCAATATATACACCGATTTTACCTAATGAAAGCAAGTCTGGAAGAACTAATCTTCCAATAAAACCATTCATAGTGTTACCATTAAAATCAACGCCTTTATTTCTGCCAGCAACAGCCTCTTTATATGATTGTGTACCACTTGAACGCTTGATATCTGGCATACGTTGAAATATGGCATTTTTAATTTCCATAATTGCAGCCTTCGCATGCGCTGGTGCATATGTTAGTGATTTACGAATAGCAAAATCTTTGTTATCTTCACGCGAACTAAATGGTTGTAAATACTTATTAATAAAAGCTACTCCACCTTCAAAAACACACCGATATTTAGACCATAACACAATCAACCTTTTATAATCAGGATGAAGTATATCACATACTTTCATGGCGCGCTCCTTATATTCTGTGACTTACCTAACGATAACCCTAGTGGTAATGCAATTTCTGCATAGTTACGAGCATGTGCATAGTGATCAAGATCATTTTCAGTCTTAACATATCGGCCTATTGGATTGCCATCTTTATCTTTTTTATACACACGTATCAAAGCCTTAAGATGCTCACGATAATCTAATGGTATATCACGTGGTAAAGATATATGCTGCCTTAAAAATCTACCTAATGCTAAATCAAGCCATGATGTACGATCCACAGTTATGGTTTGCTCAGTTTCAGTGTGTACATTAATAGTTTTGCCCTGAATACCACGACCATAGAAACATAATTTAACACGACCACCATAGACTTCTGCTACTTCAAATGCTTTACGACGTTCAGGTTGGGCATCAATAACACAGAATTGTATAGAAAAACGCTTCATTAAATGATGTATTTGATGGAAGTCATCTAATTTACCGACTCTTAATACACGTGGTCGCGCTAATAGATTTATATCAGGTGTTTGATAATCTTGTGGAATCTGCCATTGATCAATTTCATAATGTAAATAAGTCCCGATATCAACGCCCATTGTAACAAAACCTTTACCACGGTCTGCCATAATATAATCGCCGATACAAGCAATTATATCTTCGTCAGTAAGTCTAGCACCTTTAACCATATGTGTAAGTCCAAGTTTTGAATTAAAAAACTCTTGTTCATCATCGGCATTTGTCAAAGATTTAAGATATGATTGAGCCAATTTCGGCGGTGCGACAGCTTCTACCATTGAATAAAGTTGTGAAACTTGGAAACCACGTAATGGCATTTGCTTTTTAGCTGGTACCCATTCACTATTTTTAAGCCAATCTACTTTACCCTTATTTGGAAGTATAGCTTTACATTCTTTGCAAATAATATGTGTGCCCTCAATTGCTGGATCATTCGGATCATCTGCTGTAATGACAAGACATTCAGGAAAAATAAGTCTTGTCAATCTGCTGCAAGCAGGACAACGGAAGAAAAATTCCTCTTGTGTACTATTTCGATAATGAGCATTGATACCGAATCCATCGAGTGTTGGTGTAGAAAGTAAAAACTTCTGAGTTTCCATTTGTCCAGACATACGTTCAAAAGCTAACGGTAAATTTTCTTGTACCATTTCATCTACCTCATCGGCTATGATTAAGCCAACGGGTATGGATTTCAATTGCGAGCGACTTCTAGAACCACGGATAAATAGGTTGGCATGACCGGCCCGCTTATGGCCGATATTTTTTACATCGGAGAATAAGGAACGCAAATGGGGAGAAGATTCAAGAGCAGGATCGAAACGTGATGTAGAAAAGTCGCTCGCATCAGGTGCGGAAGCGGGCAAAATGTATAATACACTTATACCCTTTACATCAATTGCAAAGAAAACTTTATTAAGAGCAGTTTCAGTAAAACCTAACTGAGCGCCTTTTTGTCCAACCATATCACCAGTATAATCATGCATCTCACGGCACCAAGGATGGTATTTAAAACCAAATGGTCCTGGAAGTGGTTGTCCCATAATTCGATATTGCTCTGCCCAACGCGAGCATGTGGTTATTCCACGTCTCACGAGGCCAGCAGCTATTCGTTCACCACATTCAATAATCAAATTATGCACTTGGTTCCTTTGACTCTGATTTTGATTCATCGGCTTTAACGGTCGTATGTTCATAAATTTGACCAGTAGATATATTAATTAAATCTGTAAAAGTATCATAGATATCAGCATATCCTTCGAGTTTTGTCATTAATTGTTCATCAATAACACGTAATTCATCACGTAAAACCAATGCTTCTGGCATCAAAGTATCTGGTACTCTATCCACAGTACCATGCAAGAAGATTCTATACTTATTCCTATCCAAAGCAAAAACACAACCATCCCGATAGATTTTACCAGTGAACTCCTCTAACTGATCCTCGTGACAATTTACTTCATCACTGGTCTTTTCTTTCCATGCTTGCACTTTTTTAACAACATCTTCACGCCGTCTTCTGTTATTACGAATCTCTTTATAGTGCCTACGCTCCATACGCTTAGTTACTTCCATGTCCTACCTCCCTAGAATCCAATGCGCCGCCAGAAGCATCGCCACTCCTGCACCCCATGATCCAACCATGATGCCGAGGACGAATGTCACGCAGAACTGCGGTCCGGTCATGTGATATCCTCGTACAGCAGAAAACTGCCACGATATACAGTCGTGTCTAGTCCAAGTAGCGCGTTTGCTGCCCATTGCAGTGTAATGGCCCCAGGAGTAGCACCAACCTCAACGGTGCCAACATACTGGAAGAGTTCATCGGCAGACCCGGCCTGCACCGCGGGCACGGACCACGCGTTCTGACCTGTCGTAATGCCGGCGAAATTAATCCCTGCATACCGGATATTAGTGCACCCGGCAGGACCAGTAAGTTGAAACTTGATGTCTGACGTTGTGTTGGACTGCCACTGAATGAAAAAATGGAATCTATAGGTGTGATTAGCCTCCACAGCAAACAAGAGCGCGTCATCGTCCTGAAACGTGGTACTATTATTTACGATCTCATCAGCAGCCTTGTAGACTACTGTCGCCCCACCCCCGCCACCACTCGCATCGACATACGCCTTCACGCTCTGCTGCGTGGGAACCTTCGTGGCGAGGTCGGATGCCATGTCATCTTCATCGACAACCCAACCATTCGCTGACACGTCAGTATCGGCGTTCATCGTGGCGCCAGCAGCGTTCACGTTCGTGGCGTCTGTCACGTCGGCCGTGGCCTCGATGCCATCCAGCTTTGCGCCATCGACAGACACGTCGCGCCCATCGACGGTCGCCAGAGCGGTGGAAAGGACGATGTTGCCAGTGACAGTCACAGCGCCAGTAGCGCCAGCGCCAAAGGTCATCACAGCAGCATCGTTGCCGATTCCGTAGGCGGCCATGTAGAGCGGAACCGCGAGCGTGACCGCAGTATCCGCAACGGTCATTCGCAAGGTGCCGCCAGCGGTTACGCACAGGTCGTCCGAACCCGTCCAGTAGAAACCTGTATTGGCATCGAAACTACAGTAGAGCCCGGGGGCAGCGGCTGATCCGTCTGGCACTTGCAGCGGGAAGTGTGCGCAAACATTCCCGTTCCCGACAGAGAGGTAGTTCACTCTTCCGGCGGTCAAGTGTATCGCGTCGCGTTCGCCGAAGTATATCCCCGTGTCAGGGTCGCCATCGCGTGCTATGGCTGGGAGCAGGACGGTTCCGGTGGGCACGAGCAGGTTGCCGGTAAGCGTCCCACCGGCAAGCCCGAGGAGACCAGCCTCAGCGGGCGTCTGATTGATCCACTTAGATGTTGTGGTGTCGTAGGCCAGTACCTCATTGTCGGCAACGCTGGTGATCGTAACATCTGAAAGGTCGGCAAGGGCACCACCGCCACCCGCATCATCCACATATTTCTTGTTGGCAACCTCGTAATCTGCCGTAGGCGCGGCACTCGGCGTCACAGGGAATGAACCAAAGGTCTTGACGCCATTCCATGTCTGAGCGGCAGTGTCCACGACGCCCTTCTGCGCGGCACCGGCGGAGGCAATATCATCTGTACCATCTGTATGGTCCGAGGCATGCGCGGTCGGAGCATACATTGCGGGCGGATCGGTGACGTTCGCCCACGCGTGGTAGTGCGCGGCATTCTCGCCGTCAAGCAGCACGGAGTCTGCGGCTTGAGCGGCGATGCCAAGGTATACGAGATCGTGATCGTGTGCAATAGCAGCGTAAGCAAGATCGGATTCTGTTTCTGTGTAGTAACGATCATCATGCGTATGAGCTAGAGCCGCATATACGAGATCGTGATCGTGCACAATAGCCGCGTAAGTTGCTGCCAATGCGTCGATGATTGCGCCATCTGCTGTGATATCACGACCAGCTATATTCCACTCACCCACTAGCGTGTGGGCTGTTTTGAAAACATCATTAATTGTTTCTAAGGCTGCTTGCACCGTCGTATCGGAAGCGGATAGAATCTCTGTTGGCGCGCCATCAAAATCTGTAACATCCACACTGATCGCGTCGGTGAACTCTAATCCCGTTTCTTCATCGTTACATACAGCCATCTTGCCAGCAGCACCGATGAAGTGCTCTGGCTTGACTGGCGTATCAACGAAGAGCGGAATAGGCCCGCCCATGCGACTCCTAATCTTTTAGATGCCCATATACAATGTGCCGTCACCCGCTGATGTAACCTGCGAACCAAGTACACCAGTCGTAAGTAAGTTTTCAACTATAAGTTCATCAGCGCCGCCATCCTCATGACTAGCGGCATGTGCTGCAGCTATATTAACTACCCAAGCAGTACCATTATAGAAATAATATTGATTCTCATCGTCAATATAGACGAGCCAACCTTCTACTGGAGCCTGGTATGTCCAGACTGCCCCATTCCAAGTTGCAATCTCATTGGCATGACTACTCCAGACACCTGTGGTGCCCGCAGGTACAATATATTTGGAGCCTGCTACTGGCGCACCCGGCTCTGTTGTACGGCTAGCAATCAAGTTTGGTGGAGCAAGCGCCGCTCCACTAGCCGCAACAGCCCTATTGCCAGTAGTTATAAATCCCATTTGTCACCCCTTAAAACAAGATTACTGTTAAAGTGTCACCAACTGTACCTCGTACAAATACCTCACGTGTTGATTTAACTGGCATATTGTCATAACTGGAATCTACAGCTAATTCAGCTACTTGAGCATCAGAACCACCAAAAAATACAGAGGCAACATTTGTGGCAGGTGCCTGTAGCGCAATACCATTTACGCGTGTCTCTGCAATATTGAGCAAAGCTGCTAGCGACTGAGCAGCAACAGTAACGGCGACACTCTTAGTCCTCATGGCTAACCTTCCCAACTATTAACAGGATTTTATCTGATATAGCTTGTAAAACATCGGTTGTAACGTGTTCTGAAATAGCAGTAATAACTTCACTCGCAAATTGTAGTATTGCTTGGCGGTCAACAACGATGTTAAGTTTTTCTTCCAATTTATGACAACTTGCCACAACATGCTCGATTTTTAAAACTAATTCAGCAATAGGCTGGCTATACATGAGGAGTTCTGTTGCATTGGTGCATGTATTAAGACGCTCTTCCATCAGCATCCGCAAAATACCTATTTCTTCCCGTAATGATTTAATTTGTGGGGCACTAGCCTGCTGTTCTAGGCGGGCCTGCCATTTTGTCAATCGATAATTACGTCTCTCCTTTGCTGCTGTGGCATATATAGCCGACGGGCCGCCATGTACGAGACAAAATGTAGAGCCTACCATCGCCTTATTTACACATTGCCCATATGCGGCAACACCCTGACAACGGTTGGGATCGGTCTCTGATTCAGCCCTAGTTATGTCAGCCACATGATTCCCCAATCTTGACAAAACAAGCCAGACGTCTGCACACCCTACATTATAGTATCGGCTGGTTTCCTAAAAAGTTCAATGAAAATTTAAAGAAAATTTTTGTCAAGATACGCGAATCATTATCTTAAATTGATTTAAAACAAATTGGTTATTGTATCTAAAATATTGTATCTTGGTTATTGTATCTTGGTTATTGTGTCTTGGTTATTGTGTCTTGGTTATTGTGTCTTGGTTATTGTGTCTTGGTTATTGTGTCTTGGTTATTGTGTCACATATTTACATATACAAGACACAGGAACCTGGTTCCCATACCCCCATAGGATAGAGTGATACCCAGGCGGTATTTGACCCACCCTGGTATACACTACTGTAGTGTAGACTAGACTAGTATGTATGATGACATGAGACTAGCATACTCAGGTAGAGTATGCTAGGTTAGTCGATACTAGAATATCATACACTACTGTAGCCTATACACTAGAATCATAGCCTATGTATACATCCATTGACTATCCACAATACTACTAGTGAGTGCCCATTATGGTCACCCATAGGTGACAATTTGCAACATGTTGTGACCATTAGACTTATGACCGATATATTGTGACCGCTTGCACCTTTGCTTGACATTCCTCGGCATGTAGGATATCTAGACTGAAACGTAAGTCGTTGCAATTCAATGAGTTATGACTGCTACACAACATCAAGACCGCCGGCCCGTAGGTTGCTATATGGTGCTTGCCGTTTCCGCGCATGGTGCGCGGGGCCGGCTGGAGGGACCGCAAGATGCGAACGACACGCGAACGGGTTGTTACCTTGCGCGTTGCCTTCGGCCGTGTTGACGTGCCGATATATCATGCCGATCATTTCGTCGGCACGTACCCGACGGGCGGAAACCTACGCTTGACAGAGCACACGATACAGGAAACGCGCGCCCTTTGTCGGACGCGCGCCGGACGTAGATGGTTGCGACGCCGAGAGTATCTACGGAAAAGAGGTGCAACACTAGACTAGTATATCGACGTGAACGGTCGGTCGGATGATAAGGCACTGCACCTTGCCACGTCCGACACTATGACCGGTTGCCCGAACGAGACAGCCCGGA